CCATACAACTTAGCGGAGAGATTTTAAGACTTGCAAATAAGCTTGATGAGCTTGAAGTAGAATACACGACGACTGCGAATTTGGATAAGTCATTCGAGGAACTGTCTGAGGATAAGCAAGAGAAAGTACGCAGGTTTATCGAAGAACGATTCATAAAAAGAAACTAAGCACTCTGAAAAGGGTGCTTTTTTTATGCCCAAAACTCTGACGGCATTAAAAGCTGAGGAATAAGCCGACGGGCATAAAACGGAGGAGAATATTATGTCAGAACAGCAGGAAACACAACAGACTGCTAACGCTCAGCAGAATAATACGGGCGGAGAGGACAACGCTGCCAAAGGCGGAACACAGGCAACTTATACACAGGAACAGCTTGATAGTATGGTACAGGCGAGAGAACAGAGAGCAAGCAATGCCGCCTTGAAGTCATACTTTGCACAGCAGGGAATGACCGAGGAGGAAATTACACAGGCGATAAATACCTATAAAACAAATAGGGAAAAGAATAAGCCTGATGTTAGTGCTATGCAGGCTCAAATCGAGCAGTACAAGCAGTCAGAGCTGACCGCAAGACTTAATCAGCAAGCAACGCTTACTGCTTTCAAGCTTGGTATTTCAGCCGATACGGTACCGTATATTTTAAAATTGGCTGATTTTTCGGGCGTTACTGATGAAAGCGGTAAAATTGATGACGAAAAGCTGAAATCAGCTGTAAGCAAGGTCCTTGAAGATGTTCCTCAGCTTAAAGGCGAAACATCAAAGGGCGGTTTTCAAAAAATCGGTGCTGACGGCGATAACAGCGAAGACAAAGAAAAACAGAACGCTATGCTTAGAAAAGCATTCGGACTTAAAAATTAAGAAAGGCAGGAAATTTTATGAATAATATTGAATTAGCAACAAAATATCTCCCACTACTTGACGAGGTTTATAAGGAAGCAAGTAAAACTTCAATCCTTGAGGGTGACGAGGTAACAGTAAAAAAAGGCAGCAACGGAGAAATTAAAATTGCTAAGCTTGATATGGACGGGCTTGGTGATTTTAGCCGTAACGACGGTTATACAAAGGGTTCTACATCTTTTGTGTGGGAGACAGTCAAGTATGATAAGGAGCGTTCTCAGGATTTAAGAATTGATAGACTTGATAATGACGAGGCTCTCGAAACTCCATTTGCAAAGCTTTCAGGCGAATTTATCCGTACTAAGGTTGTACCTGAAACAGATGCCGCACGAATTGCAAAGATTTGCAGCACAGAGGGTATTACAACAAAGGCTGAAAAGCTCTCCAATGGTTCGGAAGTTGTCAGTGCTTTGCGCGCTTGCTCAAACACAATGGACGAATTAGAAGTACCAACAGAAAGCCGTATACTCTTCATCACACCGACACTTAGAGCAAGCATTGATGACCTTGATACAACACAGTCAAGGGCAGTTCTTTCTAAGTTTTCGAGCATAATTGAAGTGCCACAGACAAGAATGTATACTGCAATAACTCTTAATGACGGTACTACAAATTACGGTTACAAGAAAGCCGAGGGTCAGTATGTAAAAACTAAAGACACAGACATTGTAAAGGACAAGAAGTATTACACTGAAAGTGGTGGCATTTATTCAGAGGTTTCTTCTCCTACAAAATCTGCTTTGAATACCTATTATGAGCTTGTTGGCGTTGGCAAGAATGTAAACTTCCTCTGCGTTGAAAAGTCTGCAGCGGTTTGTGCTATCGACCAGTACATCAAGTATTTCTCCCCAGACCAGGACCAGCAGGGCGACAGCCATGTATTTAAGTACCGCAACAATAACCTTTATGCACATTGCTATGAAAACAAGCTTGCAGGTATCTACTGTTCTTATGTGGAGTGATGATTTATGCAGAATTATGCAACGGAAGCAGATTATCTAAAGTATTATACGGTAGTGCCTGAAAGCTTTGATAATCTTGTCCGTAAAGCAAGCAGAATAATTGACACTTTGACCTATAACAGAATCATAGGAAAGGGTTTTGATAATTTAACGGATTATCAACAGGAAACCATAACAGAGTGCTGTTGCGAGATTGTGCAGTTCTATGATGAATATGCAGATATGCTCGATACAGTGCTTAAATCTTACGGCATAAACGGCGTATCAATGCAGTTTGATTATAATACAGGTGTTTGCGTTAAGAATGGCTGTATAGTTCGTCAGATTACTTATAGCAGGCTGATGTCAACAGGCTTGTGCTGTGAGGTGCTGAGATGAAATATCCTTGCTTGGTGCTTAAATCTGTATGTACTACACCGATTACGATTACAGTATATCAAGAGGGTTTAAGTGAGGACGGAGAACCGCTAAAGGCTCTTGAAATCAATGCCTTATGCAATTATCAAGACAAGGCTAAAACCGTTCTTACAGCCGATAAACAGCTTGTGCAGATAACTGCACAAGCTTATTTTATCGGTGATATTGCTCCTGAATTATCGACGCTTTCAAACGGCGAGGTTATTGTGAATGGAGTTAAGCGGAAAATCTATCAGGGTGAAAAAGCTCGAAATCCTGACGGCACAATCAATTATACGAGATTGGACTTGATATAGTGAAAGTCACATCAAAAATTAAGATAAATCAAACAGCAATAATAGCTATTACAGCAAAAGCACAGGCAGCTCTTGAGCAGACGGCAGAAGCACTCCATACGGAGGTAGTTCAAGCACAGGTTATTCCAAGAGACACAGGAGCACTGCAGAACGAAAGCACTTTTGTTGATACATCAAAAAGTAATCAAGGCAAAGTTTCTATTGTGTCTTCAACACCTTATGCTCGCCGCCTTTACTATCACCCTGAATACAATTTCAAAAAAGATGAGAATCCAAACGCAAAGGCTCATTGGTTCGAGGATTGGCAGAAGGGCGGAAAGCACGAGGATTTCTGCAATAAATCCTTTGCAAAAAATATGAGAAGGTTGATGAGATGATTTATTTAGCTGATATACGAAATTGGCTCAAACAGTTTAATATTGCCGACTATTACTACTCAGGTAAGCTTGACGCAAACAAAGAAAAAGCAATTTGCGTTTATCAGCGTAAATCAACAATCGAGGCTGTAAGAGCTATCGGTGGTAAATCAAGTTATAATATTAAACCTATTTCGGTGCTTATACACTGGAATAAAAATTCGACAGAAACAGAGAAAACCGCTTACAAGTTATACGAACAGCTTGAGGCGGTTTCTTCATTTCTGCTTAATGACACGAAAGTATATTTTATAAAGCTGTTGCAGTCTGAACCTGTAAGCGTAGGAACAGATGATAACGGCATTTACGAATATGTAATTGAATTTGATATTTATTATGAAAGGAAGTAATTATTTATGGCAAATATAACATCAGGTGTTTTTCCTTGTTATGAAAATCAGTTTGCGATTGGTGCAAGCAAAGAATCTACAAACACAATAGCTGATATGGAACGCTTTTCAGTATCGTTTGATGACGGCGTAGAAGAATGGAAACCATACGAAGCTGGAGGTTGGACAAACAGACTTAAAACAGCTAAGTCTATAACAATTTCAGTATCCGGCAAGCGTAATATTGGCGACACAGGTAATGACTTTGTTGCTGGCAAGGCTTTTCTGAATGGTACAGATTGTAATGCTGTGCTTAAGTGGACTTTCCCTGACGGCACAGTTGTTGAACTTGATGTCGTTATCAATGTTACCGCTCTCGGAGCAGGCGATAGCACAGCAGTAGGTACACTTGAATTTGACCTTATGTCAAGAGGCAAGCCAACAGTAACACAAGCAGGTTAAGAAAGGAAGATTTAATTATGGCAAAGATTATTGATATTACAGACAAGCTCAATTTTGAGCAGAAACCACAGATTAAAATCAAGGATACAGTTTTGACAGTGAATGATGAGGCAGTAGCACTTCTTGAAATCCTGCCAAAATTGAACGGCAATGTCACACCTGAAACTATAAGCGATATGTGCAATATTCTCTTTGATGAATCAGAAATGCAGAAGCTCAAGAAGTTAAAGCTTAATTTTGAGGACTTCACAACTCTTGTACAATCAGCGGTTGAGCTTGTCGCAGGCGGTGAAGAGCCGGGGGAAACAGCGACCCTTGCTACGACATAATAGAGGACTTTGATTTAATAGTTTCCTCATTTTTGTCGGAGTATGGGGTCAGGATATATTCAGAGGACTTCAAACATATGAAATGGGACGAATTTTGCTCGCTTCTGCGTGGCTTGAGTGCTGATTCACCACTTGGCAGAATTGTGCAGATACGAGCAGAAAACGACCCAGAAAGGCTAAAGTACTTCACCGCACATCAAAAGAAAATCCGTTCAGATTGGCGAAACCGCAGAGCTAAGCAAGTTACCCAGCAGGATTCTTCTATTGCTCTCGAGCAATT